AATCCCTTATCACTGCATTTACTGCAAGTGGTACAACTATAACGGTCAATGGGACAACTACTCTTAAATCGAATCTATATGTGACTGGTGGGGTATATCAGAACGTAGTACCAGTAACAATCGCATCCCAAACAGCATCATTAGACCTTACACAAGGAACATACTTTACTCTAACACTAGCAGATAATGTAACAACACATATTAAACCTACTAACTTAGCAGGTGGTGTGAGTGCAGCATTAGTTATTACCACAGGTACTAACTCAGCTATAACTCTTGCATCAACTATGTTACAACCTTCTGGTAGTTCATATAGTCCCTCAAATGGTATAGGTAAGATAGATATACTTTCTTTAGTAGGGACTAACGCATCAAACATATTCGTAGTATCAACTAAAAATCTGATATAATGGGATTTAACAAAGGCTTTTTTGGTATAAGTTCTCCACCCCCCGCACCTGGCAGATTAGATTATATAATAGTAGCTGGTGGTGGACAAGGTGGTAGTAATATCCATTCTACTAACTTAGCATTAGGAGCTGGTGGTGGTGCAGGTGGAGTTATTAGTGGCTCATATGTACTACAAATCCCTTCAACTCCATCTACATTTACAATTACAGTAGGTGGAGGTGGTTATCAAACTGCTCCTACTCTACAAGGGGCCAATGGTGGAAACTCATCTATCTCACAATCAGGTTATACTAATATAATCGCGTTAGGTGGTGGAGGAGGAGGTGGTAATGGTGTTATTAATGGTAGTAATGGTGGTTCGGGCGGTGGAGGTACTGCTGCTGGTATAGCTGGTACAGGAACTGCAGGACAAGGATTTGCTGGAAGTGTAGCTGTTCAATGGGCTACTGCTGCTAATCAATATGCAGGTGGAGCCGGTGGTGGAGCAGCTTCAGCAGCAACTGTATACGGTCCAGCTAGTGGACAAAGACCATTAGTAGGACAAGGTGTGAGTTGGAATATTTTAAGTAATATTGCATTTGGTGGTCAAGGAGAGGGGTGTACAGGTGGTAACTTAAACTCTGGTTCAGGAGGTAATGGTACATATACCGAAGAACAAGAATATGGTAGTGCTGGACGTCCTGGTATAGTCAGTATTGGTTATGTATCCGGTTCATTAAGAGCAACAGGTGGTCAAATAACAATTTCAGGAAGTTATGTATATCACACATTCCCGTCATCATCAACATTTTCATTCAACTCATAAAAAATATAAACAAAAAATAACTATTTTATTAAACCCGTATGTTATTATAGCATATACAAACTCGAAAGATATGAATTCAAAAACAGTATTAAGTAAAATAATGAGTATCCTTAACTTAGAAGAAGAGGTAACATTTACTTACGCAAAATTAAAAGACGGTACAATCGTTGAATCAAAAACATTTGATGTAGGTGAAACAATTGATGTAGTTGCAGAAGATGGAACTAAAACTCCAGCACCTGATGGAACACATGAATTATCCCTAAAAGATTCTGAAGGAGTTGAAACTCTTATCAAAGTAATCTCTAAAGATGGTATCATCGCAGAAAGAGAAAATGTAGAATTAGCAGAAGTACCAGTAGAAAAGATTCCTCAATCAGGCAACGAAGATAAAGAAAACGTAATGCCAGATTCTGAAGGACAAGTAAAAGATGGAACACAAGGTTCAGTTAAAGCAGCAGAAGAGACTGTAACTGAAGAACCAATTCCACAAGATGAAACTCCAATCGGAGAAGGTGCAGAGGAAGAAATGACTTACACTAAATTAGCATATAGAATTGCAGAAATGGAAAAGAAAATAGCTAAGATGGAAGAAACAATGGTCCCTCCAGTAGATGAAGAAGTAGTTGAAGAAGAAGAAGGTATCGAAATGAAAAAAGAAGAAGAAGAAGAGTTACCAAAATTAGATGGTGCTCCAACTGATTCAGCTCAAAAGTTCTCATCACAAACTAACAATAAAAATTATGGTAAGAATAAATCAGATTTCCAATCTGCATTCTTATCTAAACTTTATAAATAAAATTATTAATTTCAAAAAGAAAAAAACAATGAACAAAATTCAAAAATTCGCAAACCCAACTATCTCTGGCGGAACATACGCAGGTGAGGCAGCATCGGGATACATCGCAGCAGCGTTGTTAAGTGCAAACACATTGGATAAGAAATTGGTTACTATCATGCCAAACGTGAAGTACAAATCAGTTATCCAGAAATTAGCAGTTGCTAACTTAGTTAACGCAGCATCTTGCGATTTCATCACAAACACAGGTTCAGTAACAATCTCTGAACAAGTCTTAACTCCAACAGAGTTACAAGTAAACGTACAATTATGTAAGCAAGATTTCTTAAACTCATGGGAAGCTCTAAATTTAGGTTTTTCTGCGTTTGATGAAATTCCAAAATCATTCAATGATTACTTAGTATCTTACATCGGTGGTAAAGTTGCAGAAGCAACAGAAACAAACATCTGGCAAGGTTTAGCATCAACTGGAACTTTCAATGGTTTTGAGAATTTATTCTCTGCTTCTATTGCAGCTGCAACAGGTGTATTACCAGCAAGACAAACAGGTGGTTCTTCATCTATCATCTCAGGTTCAGTTACCTCAGCAAACATTATCGCTAAATTCGATTCTATCGTACAAACAGTTCCAGCAACAGTTTATGGTAAGCAAGATTTAGTTTTATATGTTGGTACAAACGTAGCAAGAGCTTGGCAACAAGCAACTTCTGGTGTAGGTACTACATTAGGTACTACTGTTTCTTCTATTGCAGCAAATGGTTACCAAAACCAATTTGTTATCGGAGAAAAACCTTACAACTACAATGGTATAGACGTTGTTCTTTGCCCTGGTATGAGTGATAACAAAGTTGTAGCAGCACAAAAATCAAACTTATTCTTCGGAACTGGTTTGTTATCTGACTACAATCAAGTGAAAGTAATCGATATGGCAGACATCGACGGTTCTCAGAACTATCGTATCGTTATGAGATTTACTTCAGGTGTTCAGTTCGGTATCGGTTCTGATATCGTATACTACGGAGCATACTAATAAAATATAACAAGGGTGGGGAGTATCTTAAAACAGAAACTCACCCTTTTTAATAACTTAAAATAAAAAACAACAGCTATGGCACTAACAGGATTAAATTGTCAAGTATCAAAAGGTAGAAATGAGGTTTGTAAAGAATCGGTAGGTGGACTTGCAGGAGTTTATTTTATCAATTACACAACAGGCTCATTCACTAAAAATGGTGATGGCGAACTAACAGCAATTCCTTCAGGTAGTACTTTGTATTATTATGAATTAAAAGGAACAAGTGCGTATACTGAAACAGTTAATACGTCAAGAGAAAATGGTACAACCTTCTTCTCTCAAGAATTAACATTGAACTTAAAGAAGTTAACTAATGAAATGACTACACAATTGAAGTTGATGGCTTATGGCCGTCCTCAAATCATCTTGTGGACATTGAATGGTGAAGCACTTTTAGCAGGAGAAAAAGAAGGATGTGATGTGACTGCAGGAACAATTCAAACCGGTGGAGCATTGGGTGACCTTTATGGTTATTCAGTTACTTTCCAGGGGCAAGAAAAGTTACCAGCTTCATTCATATCAGGCTCAACTACAACAACAGCTATTCCAACTTCTGTTTTAAATGGTAATACAATCGTATACGGAAGTAACTAACTCTCAGTATAACACAATAATAAGAAGGTATCCTATATGGATACCTTTTTTTGTTTTAAGTATTTATACGAAAATGAGTGTTATTATTACTAAACACATAGATAATGCTGGCCTATTATATCTCTCAATCCAACTCATACACTATTAGAACTGAACCAACGGGTTCTAACTCATTTACTATGAGTTTAACTGATATGATGGGTTTAAATTCTTTTACTGCATCTCTAACATCTGCATCATATTCTGGTTATGAAAGCTATTTAGCTTTCACTGCAAGTATAAGTGGAGCAGTGGTTGGTAGTGAGTATAGAGCAATTCTATATAACTCTGCTGATACAATATGGCATGGTTCGGTACAAGTCTACCATTCTCAATCAATTGATAAATCAGTTTATGAGAATCAGATTCCTTTGGATGGTGATGAAGTATCTCATGTCTCAGAAAACAAATATGTAATATACAACTAATATGAATAAAAAACAAAACTTTGCAATCATAAATGTTAACAATAACCAATTACCGGTTATCAATGAAGACACAAAAACCCGTTACTCATGGGTGCCTTTTGGTGTTTATGGCCAAGATGATTTCTTCGATGCGGTAATATCTGCATTTAACGTATCTACATCTAACGCTGCATGTATCGAAGGTATTGCAGATTTAATCTACGGAAAGGGTTTATATTCTAATAGTGCAGGATTCGATAAAGTACTACAAAAGTTAATTCCACAAGAGGAAGTTAAGAGAGTAGCATTTGATTTAAAACTTTATGGTAATGCAGCATTCCAAGTCTATTGGAACGATGACCATACAAAGGTAATTAAGTTTTACCATGTCCCAGCACAAACACTAAGAGCTGAAAAGATTGGTAATAATCCTAAGATAGAAAATTATTATTATTGTACTGATTGGAAT